TTTCTCTAGCGTCAGACGCAAGCGGTCTCAAACGGGACTCAGCGTGAGAAGAACGGGCATAGCGTCTCCCAGCTGTTTGATAGTTCAATAGTTCACTATGATTTTGTCGAACGCTAAGAGCGCGCAAACCTAGTGCTGGTCACGTTTAGCGAGTTCGCTGCGCTGAAAGGCTGCGCTAAGGGCACGGTGACTGCGGCGACCAAGACGCGCATCGCTGCGGCCGTGGTGGAGAAGGACGGCAAGCGGTGGCTGGATCGTGACCTGGCGCTGGAGCTGTGGAACCGGAACACGAAGGCAACGCACAACGCGAAGGTGAGCCAGCCGGACCCGGTGGAGGAGCCGGCACCGCGCACACCGGTGGAGCTGCGCAAGGCGATTGACCGGTTGCCGGATGATGCGATCCCTGAGCTGAACGAAAGCCGGGCACGGCGTGAGCACTACCAGGCGGAGCTGGCGAAGCTGCAGGTGGCGCAGCAGCGCAAGGAGCTGGTGCCAGCGGAGGAGGTGAAGAAGCAGGCGTTTCAGATTGGACGCAGCGTGAGAGAGGCGCTGAGCAACCTTGCCGATCGGCTGTCGCACCAGCTGGCAGGTGAGACCGACCCGGCTGTAATCCACCAGCTGCTCAGCGATGAGCACCGCGATGCGCTGCTGGCGCTGGTGGAGGCAGACCGATGAGCGTGTGGCGTGATGCGTTCATGGATGGCCTGCGGCCGGAGCAGCCGCTGACGGTGAGTGAGTGGGCGGATAAGCACCGGCGGCTGAGCAGCAAGGCGAGCGCGGAGCCTGGACCGTGGCGCACCAGCAGGACGCCCTACCTGCGGGAGCCGATGGACTGCCTGAGCAGCAACAGCTCGGTGCAGCGGGTGGTGATGATGTTCGCGGCGCAGACGGGCAAGACCGAGAGCGGGAGCAACTGGCTGGGCTATGTGATCGACCACGCGCCGGGTCCGATGCTGCTGGTGCAGCCGACTGTGGAGATGGCCAAGAGGCTGAGCAAACAGCGGCTGGAAAGTTTGGTAACGGAGACGCCGGCGCTGGCGGCCAAGATCGCGCCGAGCAGGAGCCGGGACAGTGGCAACACGATGTTCAGCAAGGAGTTCCCCGGCGGGATGATGCTGCTGACCGGTGCCAATAGCGCCACCGGCCTGCGCTCAACACCGTGCCGCTACATCTTTTGCGACGAGGTGGATGCCTTCCCGCTGGACGTGGACGGTGAGGGCGACCCGGTGAGCTTGGCGGAGAAGCGGGCCACGACGTTCGCGCGTCGGAAGATCCTGCTCACCAGCACGCCAACGGTGAAGGACTTCAGCCGGATCGAGGCGGAGTATGAGCGGAGCGATCAGCGGCGCTACTACGTGCCTTGCCCCTGCTGTGGGGCGATGCAGTGGCTGAAGTGGCCGCAGCTGAAGTGGGAGAACAACGACCCGAGCACGGCGGTGTATGAGTGCGAGCATTGCGGGGATCGGTTCGCTGAGATCCACAAACCGGCGATGCTTCGCCAGGGCGAGTGGCGGGCGACGGCACCGAGCGATGGGAAGACGGCTGGGTTTCAACTGAGCGGGCTCTACTCACCGCTGGGTTGGCTGAGCTGGGCGGACATGGTTGACGACTTCCTGCGCGCGAAGTCAGACGCGCCGATGCTGAAGTCGTTCGTCAACACCCGGCTTGCTGAGACGTGGGAGGAGGACTTCGCTAGCAAGGTGAGCGCGAGTGCGCTGCTGGAGCGGTGCGAGGCGTATCCGCAGGGCAGGCTGCCGGAGGGTGCGCTGCTGGTGACGATCGGCGTGGACGTGCAGGGCGGCGGCGGATCTGCTGGCGATCGTTTGGCGGTAAGCGTGTGGGCGTGGGGGCGTGAAGAAGAGGGCTGGCTGATCGACCACCAGGAGATCTATGGCGACCCGTGCAAGTCGGAGGTATGGAAGCAGCTGGACGTGCTGGTGCTGCACGAATGGGAGCACGCGAGCGGGAGCAAGCTGCGCGCGGATGTGGTGGCGGTGGACTCCGGCGGCCACGCGACGGCGGAGGTGTACCAGTACGCGCGTGAGCGGCAGAGCGTGGGCGTGATTGCGATCAAGGGCCAGAGCCAGCGGGGCAAGGCACCTATTGGCAAGCCGACCAAGGTGGACATCAACGCCAAGGGACAAACGCTGAAGCGCGGCGCGCAAGTGTGGCCGGTGGGTGGCGACACGGTGAAGACCACGCTGTTCGGCAGGTTGAAGCACAACGAGCCGGGACCTGGCTATCTGCACTTCAACGCGCAAACGGGCGGTGAGTATTTCGAGCAGCTGACGGCGGAGAAGCAGGCGCTCAGGTATGTGAAGGGCTTTCCGGTGCGTGAGTGGGTGAAGAAACCGAGCGCGCGCAATGAGGCGCTTGACTGTCTGGTGTATGCGTACGCAGCGGTACATCGGATGTACCAGCGGTACGACCGGAGAACGATCTGGGATCAGCTGGAGAAGCGGCTGGAGAACGGAGATGCGAAGCCTGCAAAGCCGCGCCTAAGATCGGGTGGAGCCGCGGCGTCGGCGTTCGTCAACAGCTGGTGAGGCCGTGAACTTTCCTGCGAGGATCACCGAAGGCGACACGGTTAAGTGGCGGACGAACGCCAGCACCGACCAGCTGGGCAATCCGATCACCAGCGCCGACTGGACGCTGACTTACTACTTCCGCTTCAACCGGAACAACCACGGCGCGACGGCCGTGGGCACTGCCTACGGCACTGGGTGGCAGTTCAGCCTGTCAGCCACGACGACCGAGGGCTTCCACGCGGATGACACGGGCTACTGGCAGGCGGTAGCGACCAAGGCCAGCGAGGCGGTGACGATCGGCTCGGGCCAGTTTGAGATTGATGCCAACCTCGCCTACACCGGCACGCCGGCGGCGCTCGACAACAGGAGCCAATCGCAGAAAGATCTCGATGCCGTGCAGGCTGCGATCCGCGCGATGATCTCGGGCGGCGCTATTGCTGAGTACACGATCGGCAGCCGGCGGCTGAAGAAGATGGAGATGGCCGACCTGCTTGCGCTGGAATCTAGTCTTAAGGCAGCGGTCAAGCGTGAGCAGGCAGCCCAGCTGCACGCCAATGGGCTTGGCAACCCGCACAACCTGTTCGTGCGCTTCTGATGGGCATCCGATCCTCGATACTTGGCTGGCTGCAGCGGGGCGCTGACCCGGTGCCAGCACCACGACGCCGGATGTATGAGGGCGCGCGGGTTAACCGCCTGACAAGTGACTGGGTGACGGGTGGCACCAGCGCGGATGCCGAGATCAAGGGCAGCCTGGCAAGGTTGCGCAATCGCTCGCGCCAGCTGGTGCGGGATAACGATTACGCGCGGCAGACAATCCGTGCGGTGCGCAACAACGTGATCGGCACCGGCATCAAGATGCAGGCGCAGGTGCGGATGCAGCGCGGCGGTGGCCGGCTGGATCAGGCGGTAAACGATGCGATCGAGCTGGCCTGGTCGGACTGGGGGCGCAAGGACAGCTGCCATACGGCCGGCCGGCTGAGCTTTCCGGACATCGAGCGCCTGCTGGTGGGTGCGATGGCCGAGTCCGGCGAGGTGTTCGTGCGGATGATCCGCCAGCCGTTCGGTGCCAGCCGGGTGCCGTTCGCGCTGGAGATCATCGAGAGCGATCTGCTGGACGACAACTACACGGGCGCCAGCACGATCGAGGGCAACGAATGGCGGATGGGCATCGAGCTGAACCGCTGGGGACGGCCGGTGCAGTATGCGTTCCTAACGAAGCATCCAGGCGACTCGACGTTTGGCCCGAGCACGACGGCACGGCACCGGCTGGTGCCTGCTGCTGAGGTGCTTCATCTTTACCAACAGGAGCGCCCCGGTCAGACCAGAGGCGTGCCCTGGCTGGCGAGCGCGATCCAGCGACTGCACATGCTGGCCGGCTACGAGCAAGCCGAGGTGGTGCGCGCACGCGCGAGCAGCAGCTTGATGGGCTTCATCACCAGCCCTGAGGGCGAGCTGCTGGGTGATGAGGTTTACGACAACGAACGGGTAAGCAACTTTGAGCCCGGCGTGTTCAAGTACCTGGCGCCCGGCGAGAGCGTGACGGTGCCGCAGCTTGATGCACCGGACGGCCAGCTTGAGCCGTTCCTGCGGGCGATGCTGCGCGCGATGGCGGCCGGTGTGGGCTGCAGTTACGAGACGATCAGCCGCGATTTCAGCCAGACGAACTACAGCAGCAGCCGGTTGAGCCTGCTGGAAGACCGCGAGAACTGGAAGGCGCTTCAGCAGTACATGATCGAGAACTTCCACCGGCCGGTGTTTGAGGCATGGCTGGAGATGGCGGTTCTCGGCGGTGCGCTGAACTTGCCTGCCTACGAGACGGATCCTGATCGCTATCGGCGTGTGCGGTGGATGCCGCGCGGCTGGGCGTGGGTGGATCCGGCCAAGGAAGTGCAGGCGTACAAGGATGCGGTGCGCTGCGGGTTCAAGACGCAGGCGGATGTGGTGGCCGAGCAAGGCGGCGACCTTGAGGAGCTGCTGCTGGCGCGGAAGGCCGAGGTGGATCGCGCCGAGGAGCTGGACCTGTACTTCGACACCAACCCAGAGAACGAGCACGAGGCGATGGAAGACCCTGCAGCGGAGCCGGCGGAGACTGCCGCCGAGGCTGCGGACGCTGCAGAGGCCGACGCACCCGATAATGAACAGGATGACACCGAGGACACCGATGGACCTATCGCGTGATCTTGAAGGGCAGCTATTGAAGCGCGCCGAAGTAGCTGACTTCACGGTCAGCGAAGACGGCCGCAGCATTGAGTTCCCCTTCTCTAGCGAGTATCCCGTCGCCCGTTATTTCGGGAATGAAGTGCTACAGCACGATGCACGCAGTGCCGATCTTTCCCGTTTGAACGATGCGGCGCCGCTGCTGTTCAACCACGACCCGAACAAGGTGATCGGCGTGGTGGAGCGCGCGTGGATCGACGGAGAAAAAAAGCGTGGCTATGCCACGGTTAAGTTCAGCCGCAATGCGTTCGCGCAGGAGGTGCTGGCTGACGTTAAGGATGGCGTTCTTCGGAACGTATCCTTTGGCTACGCGATCAACGAAATGGAGCAACGTGGCAGCGGTGATTTCGTCGCTACCAGCTGGGCTCCCTACGAAGTGAGCGTGGTTAGCATACCTGCAGACCCCACTGTGGGTGTGGGTCGGTCTCTTGAGACTGATCCTGCGGCCTCCGCCGCATCACCAACCCCCGAAACAGAACCTGAGGTTCCGATGGAAAACACCCCCGACATCTCGGCGGTGCGGGCTGAAGCGGCTGCTGAGGCTGCAAAAGCCGAGCGCGCCCGCATTGCCGGCATCACTGCCCTGACCGAAAAGCACGGCATGGCCGATCTTGGCCGTCAACTGATTGAAGGCGGCCGCAGCCTCGATGAGGCCCGCACTGCTGTGCTCGACAAGCTGGGCGCCAAGCCTGTGGAGACCGTCGCCCCTGTGGAGATGGCTTCTGAGGAGCGCGCTTCCTACAGCCTGACCGCTGGTATCCGCGCGATGCTGACCGGCGACTGGTCTTCCCGCGAGGCCGGTCTGGTGCGTGAGCTGTCCCGCGAGGTGGAGAAGTCTGGCATCAGCAAGACCACTGAGCGCAGCTTCTTTGTTCCCTTCTCTGCACTGGGCGGCAAGCGTGCCACCTATGTGACCTCTGGCGCTACCACCGGCGGCAACCTGGTTGCCACCGATCTGATGGCCGATGAGTTCATCGAGTTCCTGCGGAACAATGCCCTGATGCTCCAGCTGGGCGTGCGCACCATGCCCGGTCTCGTGGGCAACGTGGCGATTCCCCGCCGCTCCGGTGTGGCTTCGACCTACTACCTGAGCACCCAGACCACCGCGATCACCCAGTCGGAGTCCACCTTCGACCAGGTGACCATGAGCCCCAAGAACCTGGCAGCTCTGTCCAAGTACAGCCGCCAGACCCTGCTGCAGGGCACCCCTGGCATCGAGGAGCTGGTGCGTCGTGACCTGACTGATGGCATCAACCTTGCCATCGACCTGGGCATCCTGAACGGTTCTGGCTCCAGCGGCCAGCCCACCGGCATCATGCAGACCTCCGGCATCGGCTCGGTGGCGATGGGCACCAACGGTGGCGCTATCACCGTTGAGAAGGTGGTGGATCTTGAGACTGCTGTGATGCAGGCCAACGGTGTGGTGAACGCCTCCAACGTGGCCTACCTCACCAACTACAAGGTCTGCGCTGCTCTGAAGAAGCTGCGCGCAGGTGGCTCCACCACCGGCGATGGTCCGTTCCTGGTCAACGACCAGCTGAACGCCATCGGCCGCGGTCCCACCCCCGCCAACCTGAACGGCTACCCTCTCGCCCTGACCAACCAGGTTCCCAGCAACCTGACCAAGGGCACCAGCTCCGGCGTGTGCTCGGCTCTGGTGATGGGTGACTTCTCGCAGGCGATGGTGGGCTTCTGGGGCAACGGCCTTGAGATCACCGTGGGCGAGGATCAGGACGACTTCAGCAAGGCTCTAACCAGCGTCCGCGGCATCGTCACCTACGACGTGGCCGTGCGCGATCCCAAGAGCTTCGCTGCCATCCTGGACATCACCACCTGATAGGAGACGGGGGCGGGCAACCGCCCCCCTTTTTTCGATGAAGGTTCTGATCTCAAGCGACTGCGCCGCTCAAGGTTCGTTCCTTGAGGCTGGCAAGGTGTATGAGCTGGACACCGAGGTCGCCCAGCAGCTGATCCGTATGGGTCGCGCCGTGGACGCCCCGGCAGAGGAGCCCAAGCCGCGCGCGCGCAAGGCCAAGGCGGAGGCCACCGATGCCGCTGACTGAAGATCTGGGCATCTTCCTGAATGACTTTGGCGTCAGCTGCACCGCTGGCGCTGTGACGGCGCTTGGCATCCTCGACATGCCGACGCAGGTGCTGGCCGGCGAGATGGTGCTGAGCACCGACTACACGCTGACAGCACGCTTTGCCGATTTTGGCGGTTTGGTCTACGGCGACGGCATCACGGTGGCTGGCGTCAACTACCAGGTGCGCGAAACGCGCCAGCTCGATGATGGTGCTTTCGTAGAAATAGGACTGCAGAAGGTATGACGACCCGCCGCGAAACCATCCTGGCCGCAGTCCGCACGGCACTCACCGGCACCACCGGAGTAGGAACGCGGATCTACCGCAGCCGTGTTGAACCGATGGCACGGGCAGAGAGCCCGGCGATCGTGGTGGAGCCGGTGCAGGATCAGGCAGAGCAGAACACCAGCCTGCCAACGCTCGACTGGAGCCTGACGGTGCGGGTGGCTGTGATCGTGCGCGGTGCAATCCCTGATCAGCTGGCGGACCCGATCGTGGAGAACATGCACAGCCGGCTGATGGCAGACCTCACGCTTGGCGGCTATGCGATCGACATCCAGCCGCAGAGTGTGAACTTTGAGATGGTGGAAGCAGATCAACCCGCTGGCGTGATCAGCTGCGACTACCTGATCCGCTATCGAACCAGTGTGACTAATCTGGCAACAGCGTGATGGCTACGATGGTGGACGAATACCACGGGCAAGGCGGGACCTACCTGCTGGACCCGAAAACCGGCAAAAGGAAGCTCATCGAGCGGACAGAGCCGGCCAATCCCTCAGAACCCCAAACAGAGGTAGCGAGCGATGGCTCTGACACGCAAGAGACTGATCCAGGTTAAGAAAGAGAGCACCTACGGCACCGACAGCACCCCTGCCGGCACCGATGCCCTGCTGGTGCGCAACCTGGAGATCACCCCGATCGAGGCTGATGTCGTTAGCCGCGACCTGATCCGCAACTATCTAGGCAACAGCCCGCAGCTGCTGGCGAATACCCGCGTGAGCATCACCTTCCAGGTGGAGCTGGCCGGTTCCGGCACCGCAGGCACTGCACCCCGTTATGGCGCCCTGCTCCAGGCTTGTGGCCTAAGCGAGACCATCGTGGCTAGCACCAGCGTCACCTACGCGCCGGTGAGCAGCGCCTTCAGCTCCGCCACGATCTACTTCAACAACGACGGCATCCGCCACATCCTGACCGGCTGCCGCGGCACCTTCACCCTCAACGGTGAAGTGGGCCAGATCCCCACGATCGACTTCACGATGGTGGGCGTCTACAACGCACCGACTGACACGGCGCTGCCCACGACCACCTACAGCGCACAGGCCAGCCCGCTGATCTTCAAGCAGGGCAACACCTCTGCGTTCCAGTTCTTCAGCTATGCCGGCTGTTTGCAGTCGGTCAGCTTCGACATTGCGAACGAGACGGTCTACCGCGAGTTGGTGGGCTGCACGAAGGAGATTCTGATCACCAACCGTGCCCCCAGCGGCACCGTGATGATCGAAGCCCCGGCGCTGGCAACGAAGGACTACTTCAACATCGCTCAGACCGAGACCACCGGAAACCTCACGTTCCTGCACGGCACTGCCGCCGGCAACCGTGTCACCTTCACTGCTGGTCAGTGCGACATCTCCAACCCCACCTACGCGGATCAGGATGGCGTGCAGATGCTGAGCATCCCCTACGTTGCGGTGCCGACCACGGCCGGCAATGATGAGGTGAGCCTCGCCTTCACCTGATAGGAGCCCTGCATGGCGTTTGTTCTCAAGCAGTCCGACACTTACATCTGGCCGGTCACTTTTGACGTTCCCGTCGATGGTGGCCGGCACGAGCGGCAAACATTCGACGGTGAGTTCAAACGCCTACCGCAGAGCAAGATCGGCCCCATGGTGGCCGAGATGATGAAGCTGGAAGACCTGAACGATCTGGACCGGCTGACCGAGATCGCAGGTGATGTACTGGTTGGCTGGTCCGGCGTAACCGGCGACGACGGCAAGGAGATCCCCTACAGCCAGAAGGCACTAGAGCAGCTGCTGGAGGTGCCCTTTCTCGCTGTTGCGGTGCTGAAGGCGTACATGGACAGCATCAAGGGAGCCAAGCGAAAAAACTGATCGAGGCCGCTGAGCACTGGGCTAGCGGCGGCGTGGTGGATGAGACGGAAGCAGATGCGGCAGCCCTTGGCATTGTGATGCCAGAGCAGCCGCCGGAGGATTTCGAGGTGTTTGAGGAGAACTGGCCGGCTGTGGAGATGTTCCTGCGTCTGCAGACGCAGTGGCGCACCACCATGAACGGCCTGTTGGGCCTCGACTATGGAGCTGTGGCGTGGCTCCTTAGACTGTATGAAGTGGAAGACCCGCGCGCTCTGCTGGAGGATCTGCAGGTGATGGAAGCCGCGGCGTTACTGAGCATCAACAGGAGCAGCTGACATGGCGATGAACATGGACGCCATGCTCCGCATCAAGGCGGATGTTCAGGGCGAGAACAACATCCGCCGGCTCGGCAACTCAATGCAGGGCCTGCAGGGGCAGGTGAAGAACGCCGGAATGGCGTTCACCAGCTTGAAAGGTGCCATAGGTGGCTTTGCTGCGGCAATCGCTGGCAGCGCGATCGTGGGCGGCCTGACGGCCGTAGTGAAGAAGTCGATCGACGCCGGTGATGAGCTGTTTAACCTGCAGGCCAAGACCGGCCTCGCGGCATCGGCGCTTATCGGTATCGGCAACGCAGCCAAGCTGGCCGACGTGGACATGGCCACGCTGGGCAAGGGCCTAGGCAAGCTCAACATCAACCTAGTGAAGGCGGCCGAAGGCAACGACGATCTAGCGCGCAAGTTTGCGGCGCTGGGCGTCAACGTAAAGGGCACTGATGGGCAGGTTGTTGCTGCTGATGTTGCGCTGAAGCAGATCGCAGATCGCTTCGCGGACATGCCGGATGGCGCGCAGAAGGCAGCCGCGGCGGTGGCGCTGTTCGGTAAGTCAGGCGCTGATCTGATCCCGCTGTTGAACGAAGGCGCGGCGGCGATGGATGAGTTCACCTACAAGGTGAGCGAGGACTTTGCAGCCCGTTCTGATCTGTTCAACGACACGATCACGGAGTTCGGCATCAAGGTGAACGGCTTCGGCATGGAGCTGACCGATGCGTTGCTGCCGGCGCTGCAATCAATCCTTGAGGTGTTTGGCGACCTGTTCGCCACCGACCAGGACTGGACGGCGCTGTTCGATGTGATCAAGGGCGGTCTGCGCGCAGTGGCCACTGCGATCTACGCCACGATCAAGCTGGTGGACGTGGCCATCAAGAACGTGGTGGCCTACATCCAGGCGGTTGGAGCTGCACTGAAAGGTGACTTTCAAGGTGCTGCAGACATCGTGGAGAACAGGGTCGGCAACCTGCTGGAGCAGGCCCGGCGTGACTTTGGCCAGATCCAGAAACTGTGGACCGATGCACCCTCGCCCGGCACCGGCCGCCGCACGCGCGGCAGCAACATGCTGCTCGACACCACCGACGCCGATCGTGAGAGTGAGGCAGCTGCACGCAAAGCAGCAGCTGAGGCCAAGCGCGCAGCAGCTGAACAGGAGCGGCTGGCAGAGCGTCGGCGCAATCTCACGGAACGCGCCATCGACATGCAGGAAAAGCTGCGCAACAGCGTGGCTGATGTGAACGCGGCCTATGCCGGCGTTGGCGCCTCCCCGACTGACCAGCTGTTCCTTGAGCGTAATGAGGCCATCACCGAGAACGACCGGCTGGTCGATCAGCTGAGAAAGGACGTGGTGAAGCTGGCGCTGGAAGTGAACAAGGCCGGCGGCCAGCTCGACATCAAACCGTTTGAGGATCTGATCAACACGCTGTCGCAGGCCAACGTTGATCTGGCCGATCAGCAGTATCTCCAAGGCTTGAAGGATTTACTGCCAAGCCTGCAGGAGTATGACGCCAAGATCAAGGAAGTGCAGCGCGGCAAAATCGAGCTGACCGAGGTGGAGAAGCTGAACGCGCAGATCAACCTGCTGCAGCTCGACATCTTGGCGCAGACCAATCCGGCACTGGCTGAGCATGTTCGTCTGCTGCGCGAACGCGCCAAGGCGCTGGACGAAGCTACGGAGAAGCAGAAGAAGGACAGCGAGTCGATTGGTGAGGGCATCAAGCAACGGCTGCAGGACTACTACAACAGCGTGAAGGATCTTGGTGGTGCGATCG